ATTAAGAGAAAGATTAAAATTGCAGAAAAAGAAATTATTAAGATAAATAATCCAAGAACAGACTCAGAATTAGCTTTTGTCTTATCTTTACTTTACAATGATGCTGAAAAAATGACAGATAGCGTTAAAGTTAGAGTTGAAGCTATGAGAATGGAATTATTATCTACAGGTAAAATTGCTATTAATGAAAATAAAATTAAAGTAACTATGGATTATAAAGTTCCAAGTGGAAACAAAAAGGCATTTACATGGCAAGCACCTGAAAGTGATACTCCACTAGATGATTTAGCAACATTAGCTGATGCGGTTGAAAATGAAAGTGGTTCAAGACCAACAAGAGCATTAACTTCTAGAAAAGTTGTTAAAACTATTTGCAATTGTGCAAGTGTAAGAAAAGCTATTTATGGAGTTAACTCAGACAAGATTGTTACTTTAGCTGCATTAAATGAGCTATTAGCTCAATTAGATTTACCTCAAATAGTGGTTTATGAAGGAAAATACAAGAAAGAAACTACAAAAGGATATACTACTGCTAGATATTTCCCTGAAAATGTAATATCTATGTTTGGAGATGAAACATTAGGGGAGACTATTTATGGTTTAACAGCTGAAGAAGTTAAACTTATTGGTGATGGAAAGATGGAAGAAGCTTCTATGTTAGATAATAAGATTTTCGTTGGAACTTATACATCTATAGATCCAGTTGGAGAATTTACTAAAGCTGTTGCTACTGCATTACCAACATTACCTCATGGAGAAGAATTAGGAATAGGAACTATCACTTTACCCTAAAGATCCCCTAAGTAAGGGGACTTCTATAGTAGGGCATGCTAAGGTTGGCGAAGCAAAAGTAGGAAAGGAGTAATGAAGGATGGCAGCATACGAAAAGCAAACATGGGTTGATGGAGAAACAATAACAAAAGCAAAATTAGATCATATAGAAGAAGGAATTTCAAATATAGAACTTACTCCTGGACCTAAGGGAGAAAAAGGAGAACAAGGACCAGCGGGTACTCAAGGTCCTGTGGGTCCAACAGGTCCAAAAGGAGATAAAGGTGAAACAGGTGTTCAAGGACCTAAGGGTGATAGAGGAGAAACTGGTCCAAAAGGAGCAGATGCAGTAATTAATAAATTAAATAAAGTAGATGCTTTAGATGGTGGAGCAGAAGTTGCAGCAGTAGTAACAGCATTTAATAATTTAATTGCAGATTTAAAAGCCAAAGGACTTATGAATGAAGCATAAAGGGAGAGTACTTAGTTACTCTCTTTTATTTTCTATTAAGGAGGGGTTAAATGTACTCTAATGAGGATATTGCAATAGAAAAGATTAAAGGTTATTTAAATGTTACTGGTAATCCTAAGTGGACTAAAGAATATGTTTTATCCAATTATGGAATAGCTGTTCAAGTATTAGTTAACAAAGCTGAAAGTTATAAAGTAATGCCAGGAGTGAAATCATTTAGTGAGGGTGGTCAAAGCATGACTTTCTCTGATGAAGGAAAATGGACCATAACTGATGATATTAAAGACTTATTACCAGCTCCATTTGTTAAGTTAATGGGGTGATATTGTGGGTGTATTATTTAAGAATGCTGATATAACTCTTTATAATAAGTATTATGATAATGAAAATGACGTTGATAGGTATCAAAGAGTTGTTATAAGGGAGGTTAATTGGCAAGGTAAAAGGAATGCTACTGTTGGCGATAAAGGATTAAATCGTGATGATAGCATTCTTATTTTTATTGATAAAATACCAGGGTATGTTAGCCCTAAAAGGTTTGCTAAGTTAACTAATGAAGAAAGACTTAATTATTTTACTTTTGGTGTTAATGACATAATTGTTAAAGGTGAAATTGATTTTGAAATTACAGGACTTAAACATAATAGTGTTGCTGATTTAGAACGACAATTTGATGATGTAGTGAATATCTTAGGGGTTCAAGAATGGTCAGAACATTGGGAGGTTGAGTGTAAGTAATGGCTACAAATGTAAGAATTGAAATGGATAAAACAGAAAAGATATTACTTAAGAGGTATCTTAATAAGAATGGAAAAGCTCAAGTTAGATTTACTAAGGAATGCTACAAAATTATGAATCCTTATACACCTTTCTTAACTGGTAGATTGAAGGATATGATGGTTCAAGTTAATCCTACTAATATTGAGTATAACGCTCCATATGCAGCTGAACAATTTTATAAGAATGCCGGAAATGGTAAACAAGGTACTAGCTTTGGAGGCTTAAGAGGTAAGAGATGGGATAAAAGAGCTTGGGCCGATAAAGGGAATAGTGTAGTTAAAACAATAGCTGATTTTGTAGGAGGTAGAGCTAAGTGATTATAGATAGTATTAGAAAATTTATAAGAACATGTCCTTATCTACAGGAATTTAATGGAGCAGTAAAAGTAAATGTTGATTATCTTGGTGAGGAATCAACTATGTACAGTATTGAGGAAACTCCATGTAATCCAATAATAAAAAAATATGTGGATGGATCTAGCATAAGACAGTTTGAATTTATATTTGCTAGTAGGGAGTCATATGGTCCAGATGTATTAAATAATATTTCCAATAGTGGATTTTACGAGGATTTTGCAAATTGGATAGAAGAAGAAAATATAAAAGGCAATTTACCTGATTTAAATGATAAAGAGTGTAGAACAATAGAGTGTTTAACTACTGGTTATGCATTTCAAACAGATGTTGATAAAGCAAGATATCAAATTCAAATGAGAATTACTTACTTTCAAAAAGGAGGAAGATAGAATGGGAATTAGAAAGAGAAGTATACAAGCTAATTATTTAAAAGTAAATGATATATTTGAACTTTTAGGAACTGGTTTTACAGAACTTAATGAAAGTCCTAGTGCTCAAACTGCTAATAAAAGATATATAAATCAAGTAAGTGCTACTCAAAGTATTACTGGTTATGAGTGGTCAACATCATTTAATACAGATCAAATAGCTTCAGATAAAGCAATTGAGCATATAAGAAATATTGGAGAGATGTTATTAACTGGTGCTGATACAGAAACAGAGTATATAATAGTTGATTTAGATAAGAAAGCATCTGAAGAAAATAAATTTAGAGCTAGAAAATTTAAAGTTGCGATTGCTGTAGATAGCTTTGATGATAATGATGGGGAATTAGGAATTTCAGGTACTTTTTTAGGACAAAGTGATCCAATTGAAGGAACTTTTGATACTTCTACAAAGACATTTGAAGAAGGATTTACTAAGAAGGTCGTTGATGTAAGTTATACCAATACTGGTTCAATAACTGAAATATCTGTGCCAGGAATAACGTTCAATGATAGTGAAGATAAATTTAAAGGAGTTCCTTTTGATTTAGATAAATTTACATTTAAAGATAATGGAGCTTTAAAGACTGCTACATTAGGAAGTAGTTGGACTATAAAATAGAACTGGAGGAACGTTAAATGATAATTAACGGAGTTGAATTAGAAGATTTAGATATATATGATCTTGAAGTTGCTAAAAAGTTCGATGAAGTGTTGAATAATTTACAACTTGTAAAAGAAGAAGTTCAAGGGATGAATAACGTTGAAGGTATAAGAACATTATGCACAGCTATATTCGAAGTATTTAATACTATGTTTGGAGAAGGAACAGATAAAAAAGTTTTTGGAAATAAAGTTAATCTGATGGTTTGTATAAAGGCTTTAGAGGAATTTGTCTTAAAAATGAATGAGCAAAAGAAAGAACTTAACAGACTAATGAATAAATACTCCCCTAATAGAGCTACTAGAAGAAGTAAGAAATAATGAATATTTTGGTCGATTTAGTTCCAACTACAGTTAACATTGATAATGAGGAGTACGAGATTAATAGTGATTTTCGTACTTCTATTTTATTTGAATTATTAATGCAAGATGGAACTATAGAGGAAGATGATAAAATTCTTATGGCATTACAACTTTATTATCCAGATATACCTGAAAATATTAAAGAAGCTATAGAACAAATGCTGTGGTTTTATAGATGTGGTAAGGATGTATCTTCATCAAAAGGAAATGGTAAAAGTAAGGGTGTTACTCAAATTTATAGTTTTGAATATGATGATGATTATATATATGCTGCGTTTTTAGACCAGTATAATATCGATTTACAAGATATAGAGTATTTGCATTGGTGGAAGTTTAAGGCTATGTTTAAAGCTCTTAAAGATGATAATATGATAGTTAAGATTATGGGATATAGAAGCATGGATTTATCTAAAGTTAAGGATAAAGAACAAAAGGCTTATTATAAGCGGATGCAGAAGTTATATGAAATACCAATTTCTAAGGACGAGCAGAATAAACTTGATGATATAACTATAGCTTTATTAAGTGGTGAGGATTTAAGTAAAGTGCTGTAAATATTCTAATTATCTTAAATGAAAATTAGTGCTTTTATAGATAATGAGGTGATGAGAATTAAAGATATAAGATGTGCAAATTGCAATCAGCTACTCTTAAAAGCTGATTTTGTTAAAGGTGAAATTAAATGCCCTAGATGCAAAAAGATAATTGAATTAGAAGATCCAAAAGACAGAGCTTAGAGCCACACCATAGAGTAGTGAGCCAATGCCTGCTTTTTTTATTTTATAAAGAAAGTAGGTGAGCAACTTGGCTGATGGAAAAATAATTATTGATACTACGGTTGATAATTCAGGTGCAGAAAAAGATATAAAAAGTCTTAGTAGAAAAATTGGTAGTATGGCTAAAACTAGTGCAACAGCAGTAGCTGGGATGGTTGCTGCTGCTACAACTGCAGTAGC